TCTTACCGTCAACGCTGTTGAGATATATGAACCCAGATGTGTCGTTGATCATTATCTGGGCACCGCTCTGGGTGCGCAGCCTGATGTAATTGTTGGTCGGGCTATCATCAAACACCATCTGGCTGCCGCCGGGTGTTAGTATCCCATAAACGGAGTTGGCAGGTTCAGATCGACGAGCACCGCTGTCGCTCACTCCTCGTATGGTATCCTCGTTTAATCCCTGTCGCAAGAGGCCTTCGGCCAATGGCGAATACTCCGGCCTAACAGGGTTATTGAGGTTTGTGTTGACAACCCTCTTGTTGTATTCGGTAACCGGAGTGTCAGAGGTGGTGTCCTGCCCGGGTATCCCGGGAACCATGTGATTCATGTTCTGCTGATACAAGCAACCAAGCCAAATACCCCGTGCTGGGTCACCATTTATGAACGCACAAACAACCTCGTTGTTGATATCCGGCGGAACGAACCACATCCCATAGCTTTTTTGTGTACCAACAAACGTGTTTTCGTTCTTGTTGTCATATATGTTCGTTGCTCCGGCAAACGGTGCGCAATAGCTTACGATAAACCACCCGTTCTCATCGTTTGGATCACCGTTTAGCTCAGGTATCCAAACCTTCAGTCTTCCCATTCGTTGAACGTCGTCGGCGACCTTGACAAACCCAACATACATTTTGTCTTGTAGGGTTCCTCGGCCGGGAAGCTCCATGTCGTAGCTTCGGGGTGCATTAACGTGTCTTGTTAGGGTTACCATGCTATCGGTTAATCCTCATCTTTATTTCATGGAGGGCCAAGTGGAGACGGTGCGCTAACACCCGGCGACGGCGGTTGGGGTGTTGCTGCTCCTGCCGGTGGCGCTGCTCCTGCCGCGGCCACCGCCTGCTGGGCAGCAACGGTTGCCGATTGAGACGGATTCGCACCCGGCGTTCCCTGTGCCGTGATCGATTGCAGCAACGGATCCCTGATGGCCTTGATGACCTGTGTAAACTTCCCGTCCTTGAAGATGCTGCGGATCTCGACCGCGCTATATAGCCCCGTAAATGCCACGCTCGTCGTGTTAAACTCAACATACCCAGTGTCCTCGCTCGGAGGTTCGCCGGTCCGGAATATGAGAAAGAATCCTGTTTCTCCGCCATAAAAGAATGCGGCCTGCGGAGAAGGCGGAGCAGATGCGCTGACCAACCTAGAAACCGCCGAATTTTCTTCTATGTTACCAAGTCCTAGCCAATATGGATCACCCCGTATCTCGAGGTTTACCTCAACAAAATATGGCGTCGACATGACATCGTTTAGGACCGCCGACACGAGGCTCCTATTTCTCGGAAGGTTTCCAACTCCGGTGCGAGCCGCGGCCTGTTCTGGTTGATCACTACCGGCCATCGTCGACGTTTGATTCGTTGGGATCGAAACCGGGCGCATGCTCACCGGCAACGGGGTTGAATAAAAGTTTGCAACCTTAACGTCTTCTAGATATAGGTTTTGCCTGTTTCTAGAAGCAATATCCCATGCGGCCCTCGCTGCAAAGCCTTGGGCCGCAGCGCCTCGTAGATCCTCGTTACCAATCTGTACCTGCAAGCTGCGTATCATTTGCTCGCCCGGACTACGATTTTCCCAACGCTCCTGAAATCTACGAGCGTCGTTGCCATATTCGGCCAGGACCCTTTCAGCCTCAGCTAGGGTCTGGCTCTCTCGAGCTATCTCCGCTTGGTTTTGTTGCGGGTTCCTGTTTAGTGCGCTGATGTTGGCCCTGGCTGTTTGTGCTGTTGCCCTTGCTTGCCTATACCTGTTTGCTGATGCAAACGCAACGCTTGCAGGATCGGCCTGTGGACCGATCGTGTAGTTGCTGTAAACGTTTTGTCCTAGCTGAGATGGGACCGATGCTTGCCAAAACCATTCAAGTTTGATGTCAAGCTTGATCACATCAAGGTTCTTGCCTGTAAAGATGTAGTCATATATCTTGTTGTATCGTCCAGATCTAATCAGGGTGTTTCGACGATCGGCCTGCTGCGGTGGTTGCTGGCTTGCTAAAACATTCTGTTGATCAACGATCGCCCGTGTAGTAGGATATCCGGAGATCGTATATGTAACACGCCTAACATAGTCGTTGGTTAGATGATCATACCCGACGATCTGCGATCTAGAATGTATGGCAAACATATTTGCCATACCATTAGCCCGTATGCTTGCTTGGCTCTGTCCAGGACGGGCTTGGCTAACCTGCCCAGGTTGTCGATTTTCTCCAGCAACAAACTGCCTACCGGCTTCGGTCATGCTAACGACGAAATAAAGAACCGTGTTTATATCCATGCCCCTGGATAAGGTAAACGATGGATTGGTAAAATTTGCCGGATCTCGCAAGCTAATGCTGGTATTTCTTTGATCAGCGGTCGGACTGGTCGAGAATCTCCAATTTCGCATGTTAGGAGGTAAAACGAACTCATATTCAACGCGCCTGGTCGCATCGTTTTCCAGATTAAGCTGCTGCTCGTTCATTATTCGCTGTAGTTGATTAAAGAATTCTCCAACCGTCGGTGGGTTTAGATCACCTATGTTTGCACCACTAGGTAACATGGCAACATGATCCGAATTTGCATACATGCCGTCAAGCATGCCTTCGATGTTATATTCGGTACCAGCGCTGGTCGTATCAGATTCAAGCTTTGTCACATTGATCCTGAATAGCTTGTACATACCGGCCTTCATGTCCGGTGTCGTTATGTTTCCGGTCTCATCGTAACCCGTAAACCATATCTCTATGAAACTAGAATTTGTTAGGTGATTCCTTACACCCATCCTCCTGGACAGCGAATAAATCCGATCAATGAGGCTGAGACCGTATGGTTCCTTAACGGTCATCTTAAACTTGGTATGCAACATGCTCTGAACACGCTGGGTGGGCGCGCAGATGTTTTCTATCTCAAGGTCAGTGATATTGAATCCGGCTGTTACTCCGCTTTCGGCAACAACAACCTTTTGCGTGTTTTGGAATTCAAGGGCCGATCGTATCGATGAACCAACTATGTCGTCGGTCAAGCTCCATCTAACATGGTAGGTATAGTTAGCAAACTGATGCAAAACATTTGGATAAAGCTGAACCTGTTGATCTGGTATGGATGCTACCATCGAAACAAAATCACGAGATGCCTGTCCTATCTGTGCGGCACCTTGATATGCATCGCCATATACCAAGTTTTGAAGCGCCCGTTGGGCATCCTCGTATGTAACGGCCTGTCCAACACCTGGGAACGACGGCAGTGCCATCGGTTCTCCGGTAGCAACCACCGACCTCTGATCAACCGGATCGGGCATCGAGGGCGGTATCGCTCCAGCAGCACGCTCTTGTTCAGCCGGCGTTTGTGGATTTTGAGGTCCTGTTGGTGGCATGATTATGTCTTCAATCTTGGTAAGTTTGCCTTGTTAGGCAGGTAGATCGTCATCCCGGCTTTTAGATCATAGATCGGATCCTTGATCTTGTCAGGATTTCTCGCTGCGAATATCCACCACCATCCGGTTGAACCGTAATGATCATAAGATAAAAGGTCAGGCCTCTTGTCGTACTTTGGTTGAACCGTATAAACATCGTCCGTTGACTGGGGAAGTATGTACGGTCCATTCCAGAAATCAAGATATTCTAGATAAACGTTTACCTGATCGGTATTCGCATAGGGGCTCGATGGTAGATAGTTTACTGTGGTCATACCCAGGTACCTCCTCTCAGCAACGAACCGTCCCTGAACTGAGATAGATCAAATGCTCGCAGCCTGCGCGGCGTATTTTGTACCATTAGCTGTACCTGTATGTTAAACAGGGCTGGCAACCAAGCATAACCATCGGTTGCCGATCTTCTCACGCTGGTTTCATTTATCGTGCTAAGGACCGTATAGATCTCGTTTGGAGGCGGACTATAATTCTCTCCGTTAACCGTCGAATTGATCTTAACAGGAACGTAATCAACGTCGTTTGGTAGGGTAACGCTAAACTGGGTGATGATGACCGGCAAGGCATTAAACATGTATTCGCCATATGCATCAAACAACAGGACCGGTGGCGGCGTGCCTTGATATTGCTCGGCTATTCCACCACCGGATCCACCAAACCACATCTTCGTCGATGACCTGAGGAAGTGTATGCATGCCATCGCATACAATCCTTCCTTCTGGCTTTGCACCGTAAACTGACCGTCAACCGACAGCTTCAATGCCGGTGTTCTTGTGTAGCTGTGAAAATCCTGATTGGTATGCACAAGTTCCATCGGAGTGTAGGTAACATCTTGCTGGTATGTGATGGCCGGCTGATATGGAAAAACCATGCCGTTCGTTTCGATCAATCGATACATCAATCCGCCGGCGCCACCGTAAACCCTGTCCGTTGCACCAGGCTTGGCGCGCAATCGAACGCGCCGGCCTGCCGTGTCGTCGATGTTCTGCGGAGCAGATGGAGCCGGACCGGTGTCAGGAAGGAAATACAGCGATTGTATTTGGGTTTGTAGGGTCCCTAGCGCAGATCCAACATCGCCGCCGGTTGATAACGCTCGCTGATAGGCCGATAGGGCGGTTTGTAAAGGTGTAGGAGGCGGATCGTTGGGTGGCATTGTATGGTTTCCAGATGGTATCTATCGCGATATTTATCACCCGTATAAACCCCCATGTTAACCAACGGGTCTGGTTTGACTCAATAGTTCAAAATTGTTACAATAACAAGAATTTAAATCCATAAGGAACAGCATGGCCGCGTTACCGACAAAAATCAAATATCTAACCAACAAAGACCTTCTCGAAGAAATACACAAGAGCAAAACCACGTATTGTTCCTTTTTGGATCCAATCTATTCCAGATACGACTTCATCGTGAACGACGTCAATCTGGTGACAAAAAAGAGGATAGAAGAGGCCCGAAAGAAAAAGCTAGCGGACATGCAGGCTGCCGAAAAGAAGGCACAGACCATGCAAGGCATCAAGGATCCAAAGCTAACCATTTCTCTGGATGACATACCTCCCGAGTCCATCGTTGTACGGGTGATGATGTACGATCACATACCGATCAACCCAGAAAAGATCGACAAAGCAAAGACCATCTCCGAGCGGCACATGAGATGCAATTTCCCACCATTCCAGCATTTCATCCTAAAGGATGGGATACTGACATGCGTGTTAAAGAGCCATTGGAAGGGCGGGTTAGAAAACGGGCACTTCTGTCGAGACCATGGGAAGATGACCAACAACCTTGCCATGATGTTCATGAAGCTGGTTGATAGATATGGGCATCGAGGTAACTGGAGAGGTTACACCTACATCGATGAGATGAAAAGCCAGGCGCTGTTACAGCTATCACAGGTTGGTTTACAGTTTGACGAGAGCCGAAGTGAAACCCCAAATCCATTCGCGTACTACACGCAAACGATAACCAACAGTTTCATGCGAATATTAAACATAGAAAAGAAGAA